AGGCGTGCCACGAGCCGCGCTATGGTAGCGGCGTGGAAAGGCGTACCGTAGGCTAGGCGGTCCTTGAGGGTGGCCTCAGGCCCGGCGTCTTCCTTGATAACTGAGTTCGTGATGTCGATTTTATCTAGCTGCATTTTGTCTCACTATCCTTTGACGTTTGACCTCGCAGGAAGAGCACCACATTGGAACCGAACCGTCAGGGTATAGGATGAGGGCTTCTTTACAAACAGGGCACACCGGCTTCGGCTTCTGCCCCATATAGAAGTCAGTTAGCAGCCTGTCAGCTTCGAGCGCCAACTCCCTTGATCCGATCTTAGCGTGGCAGGTGGCACACGCTTTCAGATTTCCGATATGGGATGGGAGGGGGAAGGTCGGAACGTCCTCTTTCCCGCAGCAAATACAAGGCATTAGTGTAAGCTCCCTAAGATGTTCTTGTAGGCACGCCGTGAGCGCTTGTTGGGAAGCGCTTTGAAAATCTCCTTGATGGTGGGCCACTCCCTAGAAATCAGATACCCGCCAGAGTCGGACGCGTGGGTGCGGTTGAAGTACGGGTTGTCCCGGTCATTGACCTTGACGATCTTGCCGTCCTTGAACATTACTTCTTGGAGGTCCTGCACCAACTCGGGGCACTTGTCGGGGTCAATCAGAACTCCCGTCTGCCCCTCACTGCCCCGCAGCTTTAGATTGAAAGCCTGTACTCGGTCGGCCTGGTAAGGGTTGTTTATCGGCACCTTCATCACGACGTTGGCGGAATAGCCACGCAGAAACAGGCGCATCACGTCGTAGCACGACTTCCCGGTTTGCGGATGGCGCCACTGCCCGGTGCCGTCCCCGTAAATCCACAATTCGCCCTGGTGTGCCGGATACCGGTTGCGGAACTCCCGCACCATGGACTCAATATTAGTCGGGGCAAGCTTAATTTCGTCAATAAAACAGACCAGTTGGCTCGGTGCTATCTGCGCCACTTCCCACACCATCGGCTCGACGTTGAAGTCCACGCAGAGGCATATGGGCAAGAAGGTTAGCGGCGGTGAAGGTGCTGTAGGCCAGCGCCCCGCCGACTGAGCTAAAGTCCATTTCCTGTTCACGATTCCACAACTCTTCCCAGCGGTTAGGGTCTCGCTTTATGTACTTCTGCTGTTCCGATTCCCGCCACTCTGAGTCCTTATCCGGATCATGCGAATAGTGAATGGGCACAATGAGATATGGCCCATTACGGAAGGGTTTCAGAACGGAGAGGTTGTCGAAGTCGCCCATTATTTACCGCCGAGCAGTTTGAGTAGGTCTGAAATCCTGGCGATCCCATCAGGGTCCTTCATCAAGGGAAGGGCATTGCTGAGGGCATCTGTTATGTTGCGCTGCTGCGGCGGAGGCTGCCCATTGACAGCAGCTTTCACAGCCATAGACGGGTCAAGCACGTTAGTAGCCCCACCACCACGACCAAAGCCACCGGACATGATTCCACCCCCACCCTGCGGCAAGCCCATAGAGCCAAGAACGGGCATTATGCTCTGAAACTCAGGTGATTGCAGATGTTGGGAGACCATGTCGATGATTGATTTCAGCCCGAGTGAGCTGAGAATGCTGTCAATCGAGGACTGTAGCTGCGGCCTCGTGTTCTCCCAAGCCTTGTTCATCCCTTCCGGGGGCATAATAAGCATTGGCGTTTCCTTACTTCTTGAGCTTCTCCGCGTAGGCGCGATAGGCATCAATGATGTAGCGCAGCCTTATGCGCTCACTTAACAGCGCCTTAGCATCTTTCTCGTTTAGCCACACGCCCTTCTCGCCGGTCTTGTCGTTCTTATCGACGGCAGCGCTGGGTGCAGTTACGGGAGGCGGGACTTCGGGAGGGACAAAGTTAACTCTTGGGGCGGTCGCGCATGATGCCACGAAGAGCGTCAACAACGCCGTCAAGGTCCAGGTTTTCAACCTCTTTAACATCTTCCTCCCCCTCCTTCTCGATTTCACGTACTTCTTCGGCCAGCTCGTAGCTGTCCTTGGCCGCTTCTGCCTCAGCCTTCGCCTTGTCGCGCGCCCCCGAAGCCCTACGCCATAAGGCATACAGGACTCCGATTGCCGCAAATGGCAGGATTTTCAGGATCAACGGCAGTAGAGATAACAGTTCCATTAATCTTCCTTCCTATCAGCTCTTGCTGGTGCTGCCGTAGTAGACACCAGCATTGGTCCCGGCTACTCCGCCGATGAGGGCCGCTGCCGTTGTGAATTGGCGCTGGTACATGAGCCATATAGAGGCTATGACGGCTACGACATTCATAGCGAAAAAGCATAACCGAGAGCAGGAGAAGCCGCCGCTGGTCGGGTCCACGAAGAAGTAGCCTAGTCTGTTTTTATTCATCCGTAAATCCTCTCGATGAGAGCAGACAGCCAAGACCGCTTCGGTTCAGGTTTCGCCAAAAGAATCGGAGCAGGTTGCATCTTAGGCACTGCCGGTTTTGGCGGGTCCACTGCGGCGTGCTCCTCGTTCTCAGACTGGAAATCGGTTACAGCGCTCCACGGGTAGTTCGGGCCGGGATCAACCTTTCTGCCCGGGGCCACCTCTGAATGCCCTACCACGTCCTCAATCTGGTACGCTTCGAACAGGGCGGAGATTATGTCCCGGTTGGCTTCTACCTGGGCGGCTGGCCACTTGTCGCCAATACCCACGTTCTCGATGCCAATGCCGAATCCGTTCACACCGGAGCGCCCCTCGTAGGAAGACGTCCCTGCGTGCCAAGCCTCGACGTTAAAGGGGACGAGCTGATACACGGCGCCGTTCTTGGCAATTACCAAGTGGGCGCTCACCTTGGACTTCCTGGTAGTGAGCCACGATAGCGCACTGTCTAAGCTGTTGTCGCCGGTGTAGTGGATGACGATCAGCCCGGGTGTGATCTTATTGCCGATGTTTGGCGACGGGCGATACGATACCCGGACCCCATCCTTATAGAGAAAATGACCCTTGACTGCGTATTCAGCCATTGCGTTAACCTCAATCTTTGAGTTGGTAGTTAAACTTAGTGAAGCCGCAGGCCCTACAAATGTCCGCCAGGACACCTTGTGGCCCGTTACTGGTAGAGGGGATGATCAGTTGGGCATTCTTTTCAGCCGTAGGTAGCGCGCTTCCGAGCGCCTTCCGACCCTCAGGTTGGAACTCACTCTCATCCATAACCAGGATCGAGAAGGTGTAGGACCGGATCGCGTCGTCGCCCTGCGGGATCGCCCAAATGTAGGAGCCGGTGTCTTCGTAGGTCATTCGGCCCACTAAGCCCTGGTGCGTCTTGATCGCTTTGTACTTCCGGCGCAGCATCGGCTCTCTGAGATTGTTCTCGATGAATTGACAGCGCTTGTCTATGATGAATGCCGACTTCTCTTCCGTTTCAGACTGATAGAAAATAGCATGGTGGGGGAAGTACCGGGCATTGAATAACGCCCAAGCGGAGCACGCCCAGGACACCACCATGCGGCGGGATTTCGGCAGACAGATGATAGACTCATGCTGGAATAGCCAGAACAGGTCTTTGAGGTATTCCTTGTCAGGCCACGGGATCGCGACTTGCGAAGCCTCATCCTGAGTGATTACCTCGTTTGTTAGCCACAGCCACGGGTCGGCTTTGTACTCCTCATCCATGCCAGATAAGAGGGCGCGGAACTCAAGAGGAGACAGCCCGGCTATGTAGTTACTCCTTTCCTTCGCGCTGAGCAATAGCAGCGATCTTACTAAGGAGTCGTTCTTTGGCTGCGTCAATGAGGGGCTCTCCATCAGGACCGCTTACTTCGGTCTTGAGATTTGGTTTCATGTCCATCATGTCGATTGCTTTCGACAGGGCCGGGAAGTTCCCATCCTTGACGTGCTTTGCCAAGATTTCAATCAAGGCATCTTCCGTCAGTCCGCACCTCTCCATGAGCGATTCCATGCGCTCTAGACGGAATCTCTTCTTGCACCTAAGGCAGTAGACCTCGAAGCGGTCCCCGCATCGCGGACAGTAATGGATTTCTTTCTTCCCTTCGGTAGTCATTATCCGCGCCCCTTCCACTTGTACGGGTTCCATCGAATGCCGAACTTCTTCAACTCGCTTGCAGGAATGAACCTGTGGGCGTATTTGTGCGCTTGCACATAGTCGATCTTGCCGGAGTCGATGTACTTGCGTACAGACCAGATAGACCTGTAGATGGCGAGGGCAAATTCCTGTATGGTCATCAAGACCTCTCTGGATGAAACCTCAACGCGCATCAGACGGTCTAATCCTCTATTTTATATTATACCATATATTGTAGCGTTTGTCAAGAGAAAATACCACATATTGTGGATTATTTTTACGAGGCAGCAATAGAGCAGGTGACGGTCACGTTCAGGGTGTCGCCGCTGATCACGGACCGTGCTGCGCCGAAGTCGCCAGCCCCTAGCAGAGTGCCGGTAGAGCCGCCCTTGGTGCTGTTGTCCTTCATGAACGCCCCATAAATGTCTTCGGTGGCATTGATGTTGAACACGGCCTTGGATGCAGAGTTGTCAACCGAGCCACCCGAGACCGCGCCTGGGGTCCAGGCCGGGTCCGTGGCGTTCGAGTACGGGGTGATGGTAGCCCACGAAGCGTGCGACGCCATGGTGTCAGCCGCTACGGGAGTGCCGGTATCTTTCAGGCCGACATACCACGCCGGGGAGGTGAGCCCCGTCTTCAAGGTAGCGTCTAGATACTTGTCGCGGCCAGCAGTGACCACCAGGTTGTCGAACTCCTCCAACCACTTGAGCTTGCCGGTCTTGTCAAAGCACTCAACTTTATAGTGCTGCTTTATCCGCATTCCTAAGTTCATTTCTATCTCCCGCGCCTTCTGCGAAGTATTGTAATCAATACGTCACAGAGTTGTTGATCACCAGCAGTGTCGCCACTTGTGTTAAAACTCGCTATTGTTAGGAGAGCAAGAGAAGCCTCCAACAACGCTGTAGAAGTTGTTGCAATGCCGCCAGTAGCAATCAGACTGGTTATGGCTTCTACGGTCGCTATCGCTTGCGCCGACAGTCCAACGTTTGCCGCAAGCGCCAAGGTCTCATAGAAGATACCGGCAGCCTCGATGTCACCGGCCCAGCCATCCCCGGCCACGGCAGACAGAGCAAGTAGAGCCTCTACCACCGCCTGTGCCTGAGTGGTCAGAGCAGCAGCGGCGGTCAGACTGGCCGTAGCCGCAACCCCAGCCTGCGCTCCTTGCGCCACACCAGCGGACGCCAGCAGACTAGCGGCAGCTACCAGCAGAGCGGCGTTGCTGGGCGTGATCCCAGCGTCAGCGGCAAGTTCAATGCCGCCGTCAACAGTCAGGGCAGCAGCCGCGGCCAGCGCAGCCGCCGCCGTCATAACTACTGAGCTGTCGTAAGCCATGCCGCCAGAAGTAATGGCAGCCGCAGTGGATTGCAGAACTATCGCCGCAGACAGGGCGGCGTCGGTAGTCAGGTCCAGAGCCGCCAACGCCGATAGGGCAGCGACCGGGTTATAGACGCTTCCGGCAGACTCGGGTCCCACAGAGCCGGACGCCTGTAGAGTCATGGTCGCGTTGATGGTCAGGGTGTGTGCCGGGCTGACAGCGCCGGAGGCCGCGAGAGTCATCGACTCATTATAAGTGTTGCCGCTAACATCGGGCACTCCGAGTTCGGCCCAGCCTATCCTAGCCCTGATCCCGGTGAACTTGAACCGCAGATTTGAGTAATCAGTAATGCTGTCCGCTTCACCGGCAGTTAGCGTGTACTGTGTTAGAGCCCACGCAGCGTCAACAGTCACGGCGAAACTGCATATCTGCGTTGTCCCCTGGAACAGATACGCAGTACATGTAGCGCCAGCACCCGTCCGCTGAGCCCGGACTTTTATTAAATGGTTGGCGCCGCTGCTCGGATCACTTACATTAGAAAGCCCGAGCTCGCAAGTGGAGGTAGTGGCAGTCTGGATATAATCGGCATCATCTGCCGTGACCTCATCAATCTTAGACCACAGAGGTGCGGTGGTCCAGTTGCTTACAACTACGTCGCTATCCGGCCTCGCGTACTGAGACATAGCCTATCCTAGATTCTGTCTCTGAGATCGTCCAGGGCTTTCTTGGCGTCTTCGTACCGGTCAACCGCTTCGGCAACCTGTTGGCGCATCTGGTACAATTCTTGCCTGGCAGCCTCGACCTCCGCATTCACCGCGGCCAACGATTCTGCCGCCTCGATGCCCATCCGCTTGACGGTTTCCGCCGCCTCTTTGATGCTGTTGGCTGCGGCGGCTTCGAGGTCCATGAGCTTCTTGTACCCCTCTTCAATCTTGACCGCATACTCAGCGTTTGCGATGTCGAAATCGAGCTCAAGGGACGCACGCTTGACGTCCAGGCCATCTATCACTCCGTGTAGCCTGCTCTCTTCGACGCGCAGCTCTGACACTACAAGCTCGACCCCAGCCGCCACTTCCAGCGCCTCTTCAATATCCTTGAACGCTTTGTAATGATTCATCACTTGCTTGATCTTGTTCAAAGCGCCGGTAATTGCAAACTTGTCCGCCATGTTATTTCCCCACACAGAGCAGCACGGTGAGGTTTAGTGTACCGTCACCAGCAGCCTCCGGCCTGATAAGGTTGGTGTTCTCAAGTACCTGCTCGACCTTCTCGGCAACGAGATCGAGGGCGGTGCCCTGCGGATCGTTAAGGACCTGGAAATGAGCCGGTGCTGCCACAAGCTCGTTCGTGCCCTTAATGTAGCAGTGGGGGGAAGCGCCGAAAGTGCCGAACGCCTGCACAGACTTGTCCGGGTACTTACCAGAAAATTCATAAGGCTGTCCGGTGTCGCCATTAAGCAGGCCGGACCACTGGATCACCTTCATGTTCACGGTTTCCTTAATGACCGTGTAATTCCTTACCGCCATATCAAATCTCCTAGTAGAGAGTATTCTTGCCTATCTTATAGTATATCATATTCTTGAGCTAATGTCAAGCTTTAATTTAACCTGGGAGCATATTTCTTGGCTCGCCGTAGTAAATCAGTTCCCAATTGTCATTGTTGGCGCAGTCG